CAAACAGTATCTTATCGTTGCTCGTGGAGCAGCAAAGTCTATGTATGCGTCTATGATCCAGAATTACTTTCTGAATGTTGATACATCGACTACGCATCAGGTTACCACGGCCCCAACTATGAAACAAGCTGACGAAGTGATGTCGCCGATTCGTACAGCTATCACGCGCGCGCGAGGACCTCTGTTCAAATTCCTCACAGAGGGATCTTTGCAGAACACGACAGGATCGAGGGCCAATCGTGTCAAACTTGCCGCAACCAAAAAGGGAATCGAGAACTTCCTCACCGGCTCCCTCCTCGAGATCCGCCCTATGGCCATCAACAAGCTTCAGGGGCTTCGTCCGAAGATCTCGACGATTGATGAATGGCTCTCGGGTGACCTCCGTGAGGACGTTGTTGGCGCGGTGGAACAAGGAGCATCGAAGCTAGAAGACTATCTGATTGTAGCTATTAGTTCGGAAGGAACCGTTCGAGCAGGTTCAGGCGACACAATCAAAATGGAACTGGCTGACATACTCAAGGGCGAGTACCTCGCTCCGCATGTTTCGATCTGGCATTACAAGTTGGACGAGATTGAAGAAGTAGCTGATCCTGCGACGTGGTTGAAAGCGAATCCGAATCTCGGCGCGACGGTTTCATACGAGACTTACCACCTCGATGTCGAACGGGCTGAAAAAGCCCCTGCTGCTCGCAATGACATTCTGGCCAAGCGCTTCGGAATTCCTATGGAGGGCTACACATACTTCTTCACTTACGAAGAGACGCTCCCACATCGAGCGAGAGAGTTCTGGGGGTTGCCGTGCGCCCTCGGTGCCGACCTGTCACAAGGCGATGACTTCTGTGCATTCACTTTTCTCTTTCCTTTGGGTCATGAGAAGTTCGGAGTCAAGACTCGGAGTTACATCACGACATTGACGTTGATGAAACTTCCGGGGGCCATGCGACAGAAGTATGAGGAGTTCATCAATGAGGCAAGTCTTCACGTCATGGAGGGCAGTGTCCTGGACATGATGGAAGTCTACGATGATCTAGACCATTTCATCGAGTCTTCTGAGTATGATGTTCGTTGTCTTGGGTTCGATCCGTACAATGCGAAAGAATTCGTTACTCGCTGGGAAGCGGAGAATGGCCCATATGGCATCGAGAAGGTGATTCAGGGTTCTAAGACTGAATCGGTTCCTCTGGGCGAGATCAAAATTCTAAGTGAAGAACGTCTCCTTATCTTTGATCAAGCGCTAATGTCTTTTGCGATGGGGAATGCAATTACGTTAGAGGATACTAACGGAAACCGAAAGCTTCTTAAGAAGAGACAAGACGAGAAGATCGATAATGTTGCAGCTTTGATGGATGCGTACATTGCATACAAGGCGAACAAGGAGGCCTTCGAGTGATCTTGGGAAAGGAGGTGAAATTCGTTGGGGTTTGGTTCGTGGTTGAAACATAGTTGGAATGTGTTTGCGAATCAGCAGCAAACTAAAGATCTTTATAGCGATACTGCGGTGGACTATGGGAACGGTTCCGGTTATTCCTATAGGCCTGATAGGGTGAGACTTCGGATTCCCAATGAGCGCTCGATTGTCTCGGCTATCTATACGCGCCTTGCTATTGACTGTGCTTCTATCGACATGCGTCATATTCGTAATGATAAACAAGATCGATATTTGGAGGACATAGATAGTGGTCTCAATAATTGTTTGACGGTTGAGGCCAATATTGATCAGGCGGCACAAGCTTTTCGAATCGATCTTGCATTGACGCTATTTGACAAAGGTGTCGCTGCGATTGTGCCTGTCGATACGAGCATTGCTCCTGGTGATACTGCGGGCGGATACGATATTACCACGATGCGAGTCGGCGAGATTCTGCAATGGTATCCACATCACGTGCAGTTGTGGCTCTATAACGAACAACTCGGGATTCGTCAGCAACTTACACTGCATAAATCCACGGTTGCCATCGTTGAGAATCCACTCTACTCAGTGATGAACGAACCGAATTCTACGCTTCAGCGTTTGATCTACAAATTGAACATGTTGGATGCGGTTGATGAACAATCTGCTTCTGGAAAACTTGATCTCATCATCCAGCTTCCTTATGTGATCAAATCTGAAGCTCGTCGACAGCAAGCTGAGCAGCGTAGAAAGGACATCGAGTTTCAGCTCAAAGGTAGCCAGTACGGCATCGCCTATACGGATGGAACCGAAAGAATCACTCAGCTGAATCGTCCGGCTGAGAACAATCTCATGACGCAGATCGAGTTCCTGACGACATTACTTTATTCCCAGCTCGGTTTGACTGATGCAGTTATGAATGGTACGGCTGATGAGAAGACAATGCTCAATTATTGGAACCGAACTATCGAGCCAACTCTCACAGCTATCACTCAGGCGATGAGCCGTGTGTTCCTAACCAAGACCGCTCGGACGCAGAAGCAAGCAGTTGCGTTCTTCCGTGATCCGTTCAGGTTGATCCCGATTGAGAACATTGCCAAGATTGCGGATGTATTCAGTCGTAACGAGATCTTGTCAGCTAATGAAATCCGGCAGATCATTGGCTACCGGCCAGCCACAGATCCTAAGGCTGACAAGCTTATCAACAGTAACATTCGTGGTCAGACGATCTCTGGTTTCTCGCAGCCTGGTCAAGGAACTGGAAGTCTTCCAAATCCTGGTGGGGCTACTAATGCAGATAGAGGATCTCCAACTACTCCGGTTGGTGCGTCAAATGGCAATGGCAGTGGCAGCTACCCGAACGGCTAATTGGCCGATGATCCAAACTTAAGGAGAGCATTCAAAATGGCAGAAAAGGCCAAGCCCGATTTCAGTGGCTATGCCACAAAGGCTGGTCTCAAGTGCTCGGATGGCCGAACGATCATGAAGGACGCCTTTGCGCATCAAGACAAGGCGACTGTTCCGCTGGTCTGGCAGCATGGTCATAGCGAGCCGGGAAACGTTCTCGGTCATGCGGTCCTCGAGAACCGTGACGACGGGGTTTACGCCTACGGTTACTTCAACGACACGGATGGAGCGAAGCACGCACGGACGTTGGTTCAGCACGAAGACATCAAGTCGCTGTCCATCTACGCAAACCAGTTGACGGAGAAGGCCAAGCAGGTTCTTCACGGTTTCATTCGTGAAGTGAGCTTGGTTCTCTCCGGAGCAAATCCTGGTGCCCTTATTGACAACATCACGTTGGCTCACGCCGATGGTGATATGGTCACGCTGGAAGATGAGGCCATCATTTACACCGGTTTGGATCTCAGTCACGCCAATGGAGACACGGAAAGCCCCGCTGAGGATGCTCAGTCTGGCGATGTGGAAGACGAGGTCGAGACGAGCAAGACGGTTCAGGAAGTCTACGACTCAATGACTTCTGAACAGCAGGCAGTTGTCCATTACATGGTCGGCGCTGCACTCGAGGGTGAAAGTGGTGACGAAGCATCGCAATCTTCTGACAACGAGTCGGAGGAGGCACTGGTCCACGACGATACAAAGGAAGGACGACGCATGAGCCGCAACGTCTTCGAACAAGGCGCTGATAGGCAGAACGGAAACGGAGAAGAGAAGCATACCCTTACTCACGATGAGATGAGGGGAATCTTCGCCGATGCGCAGAAGAAGGGATCTCTGAAGGCGGCTGTCGAGGATTACTGCCTCAAGCACAGCATCACCAACATCGACGTTCTGTTCCCAGAGGCCAAGACGGTCACCGTTCCGCCCGAGTTCGACAAGAGGCGAACCGAATGGGTGCAGGGCGTTCTCAGTGGTACGAGGAAGTCTCCGTTCACTCGCATCAAGTCACTGTCAGCAGATCTGACCGCCGACGAGGCTCGTGCGAAGGGTTACGTCACTGGCACTCAGAAGGTGGAAGAGGTCATCACCGCGGCGAAGCGAGTCACGACTCCGACCACGATCTACAAGAAGCAGAAGCTCGATCGTGACGATATTCTCGACATCACGGATTTCAATGTCGTGACGTGGCTCCAGAGCGAAATGCGTCTGATGTTGGACGAAGAGCTCGCTCGCGCAATTCTCGTTGGCGATGGTCGTCTTGTCACAGATCCGGACAAGATCACTGATCCAGCGGGTGCGGCTCAGGGTGCTGGCATTCGTTCGATTCTGGCGGATGATCCTCTCTATGTGTACACCGACACTGTCGATGACACGGTTGCGAACTGGAATTCATCCGGTTTGATCGACGCGGTCACGATGTCGATGCATCACTACAAGGGTTCGGGAACACCGACGTTCTTTACGACGTTGCATGTCATCACGGATATTCTCCTCGTTCGTGACTCGCTTGGGCGTCGTATCTACAGTTCACCTCAGGACATCGCAAACGAGATGGGCGTTGGGTCAATCGTTGCGTGCGAGGCCCTGGAGTCGGTTCCCGATCTCGTTGGCATCATCGTCAATCTGACGGACTACACGATCGGTACGGACGCCGGTGGAGAGGTCAATTTCTTCGACTTCTTCGACATCGATTACAACCAGTACAAGTACCTGCTGGAAACTCGTTGCTCTGGTGCCCTTACAAAGCTCCGTTCTGCTCTGGTCATCAAGACACAAGCCCCGCTTCCGTAGTAGGTTCTAAATGACGAGGTTCTTTGGCCGCATTGGATACGGTGACACTGTAGAAACTTCGCCAGGTGTTTGGGAAGATCAGATTGTTGAATACTCATATTATGGCGATGTCATTCGTAATTCGAGATATTTGCAA